GGGTCAGTCTTGTAGTAATTATAAGCGAAGATAGTTCCATGATTGAAGAATACGGTTAAAGCTCGCATGAAAATCATCGGAGCTTTAACATGCTTTTGAATTAGTGCAGCAACTTGAGAATGAGAATCAGCAGCTTCGATATCTAAAGGATTCTCTGCATCATCTGGAAAGAATACGACTGAAGGAACCGTAACAGATAATGCTGCAATAATTGCTTCAGCATGAGCGCGATAGATTGCAATGATTCGAGGCGGGATATTCATCTCGTCATCAGTTTCGAGAGTATCCCAGTCAGGTATTCTCCAACCACCTAAACCACCACCCATTCCAGAATCCCAGAATAAAGCGATGATATTATTAAAGTAATATTCTAAGCGTGCCCATTTCTGAATCATGGCCCAGTAAACGCCCTGGTCCTCTAATTCACACTTTCTTAGAATATCAACTAGACAGCTCTGTAAATCCTCACTGATTGGCAAATCAGGATTTTCCGGATTGGCAGACTGACCAACCGGGTCAACAGTAGGATTAGGAGTTACTGGAGCTGAGTCAAGTAGGTTTTCCATAGCTATTCAGCTACAACCTTCTCATCTTCACGTTTACGTATAAGAGACTGCTTTTCTAATTTAGTCCTTGTTTCTTTCCAAGTCGGTCGCTTAACTGATACAAATGGAGCAGGTGAAGCATCACTTACTACTTCACGAGGCTCTAATAACAAAGACTTAAGATAGCGATTCTCCGACTTGAGTTCTTCATTCCACTCTCTAACGACGAGACATTCTCGACACTGAAAAAGATTAACTACTCGCCTTCCGACGTTCGTAAAGCCTCTGCTTACTATCATTAAGGCATTCCGCACAGCGTAAAGTATATTTGCCAGATTTATAGCCATTTAAGTGTGTAATCTCTCTTTGATGAACATTACAATAGTTACCTTTATTCTTAGTAACCGGAACTGCTCGCCAAAACTTAATAATCTCTAAAATCTTTGCTTGCCTTCTTTTACCAAACAAAGAATAGAGAGTAAACATCCAACTAATGGCATCAACCCCACAGATATTTACAGTATAAATATCTTTTGCATTAGGTCTATGACTTCTATCTTCTTTAGAGTAGGGTCTTTTTAATATCTTTGCTACTCTATCTATAACATCCTCATCAGTCATTGAGATTGTTATAGTTGGAGAAGAATTATTCTTGATACTAAAATTTCCCTCGCCCTCGATTATACCAGCTAACCAATAAAACTCTTTAACGCCCATACATCCTACCGTGCCTAAACCCTCTCCTTCTAGTAGAGATAGGTTTACGATTTTTATGCTCTAAGAACTCTAATTTTCTATACAAGCTCGTAACATCCAAAGTCCCATTAATCGCATTCTGTACATTTTTCAATTGCTCCATCTCGGCCGCGCCCTTAACTAAATAATCTCTTACTCCGCCTAATAAGATTTTGATTCCATCATAAGGGTCATCGCCATTAAACTCTTTTACATCTTCAGGATTAGTATCATCATAGATACAATCAGGAATTGCATTAATTAACTTATCACAGCCCTTAAAGACTTGTAACTTCGGAATCTCTAGTTCAGGTTCTTGAGGCTTATAAGCTGTAATGTATTCTTCGTAAGCCTTCGAGCCTTTATTCCTGAATAGAGAATCAGCGAACTGTGAGTCAAAAGGTTCTAAATACTTTTGAATATCTGCTTTCGGCCTCCACCGGAGATATTCATGAAGTAATAGTTTACCTTGAACTCTAGCTCTATCTCCTAAACCAGCTCCACATTGAAATCCGTTGGCATTCATCGCGCTCTGTAATTGAGCTTGAATAGTTGCCATTTCTCCGCGTTGCTGATTCGCTGAATGACAAATCCTAACTGACCTAATATCTTGAATCTCTTGACCAGTTAGATTGATAAAGTCATTAATCCATTCAAGTGTTTTCTTATGCTTCTCTGCATACTCTCTATAGAGAAACACTCGACCTTTAGGAGATAATGCAGCCCATCCAATCCAAGTGTAAGCCTGAAATCCCCAATCAAGTCCAACAATCTTCGGCCACCAAGAGGGAATATCAAATGGCTCAATTACGTGTCTTGCATTTTCTGGCTCATCACTAAGTGGCTCTAATCTCCACTCACTAAAGACTTGACCCTGATAGGTATACCAATCGCCGAGGAGCTTTGCTCTCTTTTCAGCTTCTGGTAGTGACTCTAACTGTTGAATGTAAGTTGGATTAGCCTTGAGAATATGAGGATTATCAGTTATCCTCGCTTGAATGAATATTCTCTTTTGTCCAGTCTTACTATCAACTAATATCTTTCCACCGTTCTTATTAGGGTCAACAAATCGAGTTCTGAAATAGTTATGACCTACGTTACCTGGATTTGTTGCAGCCCTAACAACCGCAGGTAAATCGGCAGTTCTGCTACGGGCACGAGACATGGATAAGTATTCATATTGAAATCCAGTAAAAGAAGTGCTTTCGTCCCAAGCAATGTAATTGTACTGAGCCGTATCGTATTTTCTAACGTCTTGTTCTTTGTCGGCGTGGCCGAACTTAATAATAGCACCTGATGGAAACGTCCACTGGCGCTTTGATTCGTTATAGACTCCTCCGACACTAGGATACCACTCTTTACTACGAAGTATAATTTCTGATTCTAATTCTGGGAATGTCCTTCTAAGAATTAATCCTTTGAATAGAGGATGTTCATACCATCCATAAATCAAAGGAAGAACAATTAGGATTTCAGACTTACCAGAACCAGCCGAACCTCCATAAAGTGCCTCGAAGATAGTGAAAGGAAGTGATATGAACTCTTGCTGCTTTTTAGTAGGAGTCCATTCCTTCTCTATTGCCGAAGCAACTTCAATCATTACTTAGCAACGACGACTACCGAAAGAACTCTACTTGCTGTCTTAATTCCATTCACACAAGTAAGAGTGAAAGTTGCACTATTTACAAGAGTAAGTTGAGTAAATCCACTTGCAGGAACATCACCTACGTTTGGGTCAATTCGACAATTTAAAGCATTGGAACTGGACCAACGTAAACTAACTGTCGTTCCTGCTAATACGGTCGTCCCCGGTTCAGCGGTGAATAAATTGATTACTACTTCTGGCTGAACAACTGGTAGAATTGACGGCCCTGTTGGATTGTTATTATTATCGTTACGAGTATCACAACTCGCTGTAAATACTAAAAGAGCTAAGAGAAGTAGTTTCTTCACTTTAACCTTCCTTTAACTTAAACAAGAATTAAGAGCGAGAAAGAGAAATAGGAACATTACCGGAAGTGCAACGAATAAAAGCATTACCTGGTAAAGTAGCTCGGCCATCCGTAAGATTTACAGATGAATTAAGAACGAAGTCTGCTTTGGTAGCCTTTTCAAATACAGCCCCGCCAGTATCACAGAACATCGTTGTTGAAATAGAAGGAAGTGCATAGACTACGTTCTGAAGAAGCGTATGTCTATTAAGAGCTAAAACCATAATGGGCATTAGGCAGCTCCGATTAGTTTGAGCATTCGATTATTATTTGCACCCTTAGAAACTTTCTTAGGGGCCTCTTTAACTTTTGGTCTGCCTTTAATTTTTTCTAGAGCTAAAGCTAAAGATTTCATTGGAATCCTCTAAAGAAGGAAATTAGGCAGAAACAGGTTCGACTTCAATAGACTCGAATTCAGATTCAGACTTCTGACGAGTCCCATGAATATTGATTTGAATACGAGGGGCGAATCCACCTGGATTGGATTCTTGAGGAGTAAACTTCTGAACAATCGTAGCCATATTCTTGGCAATAGAAGAAGCATCTTTTGCATCTTCTTTACCTACCTTAGTTCCCACTACTTTCAGGGAATCCATTAAGATATCTATGGCTTTAGAGGAGACTGATTCTTTAGTATGACCTGAAGCGGAGATGATATCGTTCTTAAGTTCAGGATTAAGGTTAGGCCCGCTTAAGCCGCGCGAAATCATCGAGACATTCTCTTGAGAAGTTCCCATTGCTTTCGCAACATTCTCTTGAGTGTCTACTTGAGCTAATACACCAATTAATACTTTCTTTTCGTGAGGAATAGTATGGTGTCTACCTACTCCTTCACGTTTCTTTAATTCGAGTCCACTCTGACCTTTTAGTCTGGACTCTAATTGAGTTTTACTGATATACATATCTTTACTTCACTTGAGATTTGAATCTAGAGTTAGCTTCAATTAAAGAAAGCATCCTTGGAGCATTAACTCTAATTAATTCAACTCTTTTTCTAATTGCTCGCTGCTTCTTAGTCTCATTCTTTCTAATTCTAAGACTAGGTGAAATATAACGATTACGATATCCTGTGTTATTACAAGAGTTATACCTAGAATGGTCCATAACAGTTAGGACTCTTTCTAAGGCAGCCGCCCGGTCAAACTCATCAAAGAAGTAAAAATCAAAAGTATCAGTATCTCG